CATAGATGCCATTAACTTTTTCAAGTCAGCGGCATTTCTGGGAACACTACTTGAAAATGACTCCATGTTAGGGATATTGAAACCCCCTCCAGTTTCATCATTGTCATCATCTTCTTCAGTAAATCCATCCACTTGCGATTTAATCCACAAAAGGTGCTTCAAATACTTAGTAAAAGGCCATCGCTTCACTTCTTCAACGTCTTTGTTAAAGTAGTGGGCTACTGCATAGAAGCCGGACTCAATCCGAACCTCTTCTCTAAGTTTTTTTGCACCACCTCTGTGAGACCAAATGACGCTTGTATTTCGGCAGACAATAAAGTATACACCAATGGTTTGAGTTTGCTAACATCAAGGTTTGCAGGTACTACTACACAAGCATCAATAAGAGTCTTGATAAATACATCATCACCTTTATTTGGGTCCTTTTGTAGGTCCTTTGTCATTTTGATAATGTCTTCACCAGGCAACTCTCTCCACTTGAATAATACACCTTCGATATTCGTTGAAAGCAACTCTTCGCTGACATATATTTTATCATAGTCTGTCTCCGGTAGATTTACCTCTGGAGATTGACTCGGGACCGCTTGGGTCTCGGGTGTTCCGGGTTTCGGTTTTTTATCCCCTATCATGTCATCACCTAAGTTGATTCATCGAAATAACCGTAACCGATGAAGGTATACTCCATATCAGGTGCTTCCTTACCATCCGTCTCGAATGGAACGGCCTTCTGGATAACAGCGTACAAAGCTCCACGTCTCTTGAAGCCAAAGGCATCTTTGAATTCGTCATCGACGATTACTTCAACCTTTACTGGCGTGCCACCTGCTTTTTGCGTCTTATACAGGGTGTTCAGTACTGTGTGGCTTGGGCTTGACGATTTGACCGTGACAACTATGGTCACCGCGTCAGAGGGGTCGATATTGAAACCGAGCTCCCCCGTCAATCCCTGAATCAACGTGTTTTCTGCTTCCGGCGTTATTCCAAATCCGTCTGATGCAAGGTCATCGACAACAGTGTTATCCACGTATAGGTCACACTTTTGAATGTCGAAGACAACTGGTTCATGTACCATTTTTATTCACCTCAGATTTGTAACGCCAGATTCATTGTTATCTGCTGTATGTGTCCTGTTAGTTTGGCAGTTATGAAGACATCCCTAAGGATTCTGTCTTCCTTGTCTACAGTTGGTATGTTCGCGAATATAGGCATCTGGATTTCGTAACCTTTATAGAGAATACTGTTCTCAATATATGGTACACGAAGGGCTCCATTACCCACAGCGACTTCACATGCCTCTGCGATAGAACTTTCTACCAAACTAAGACCGCTTGGTGTGTAGGGCACTATGCTGTTCATAATCAAGTATGACAATCTCTCAGTAATTAGTGCTTCGAGGTAGTACCTGGTTCTCACCAAGTCCACATACTTGTATGCGTCGCTAGTATCCCTTGTCAAACCATCACTCGCGACATCTTGCGAGAACTTTGAGATAACCACGTTGATGTAGTCGGCTTCAATGGTACCTACTTCGGTCTTCGTGAAATAGGCGTCCATCTCAATACCGTCAAGTACTTTCCACATCATCTTATCCCAAGGTTGCACACCGCTTAACATTCCTGCTAAGGCAGCGCCAACGTCGTTTGTGTCATCCTGGTGGACCAATGTTACAAGGTGCCTCGTTGTAAATGTCTTTATCGGGTCTGTAATGTCTGTAATAGACATTCCAGTTGCCCAAGCACCCATAGCACATGCAATCACTTGGTACAAATCACAATAGTCGTCCAAGAAGTCTGTCCAGTCTGATATAAACTGATTAGAGACAGGACTCATTGCAAGGACAGTTAACTGTGCATTCAGTTCCTTGATTGCAGTAACCAACGCTGCCCAGTCAGTGTAATAGTAGTCTATGTTTACACTACCGGTTCCGCTAACCCATATTTGTCCGGTTATGGGGTTCAACATTGCCTTTGATGCTCCTGGGTCAGTTGGCACGCCATCTGTATACTCGAAAGTAAAGGTGGCGATAGCTGGCTCTGGTATTCCCGCGATGTTAGTGTTTGCAAGTGTCTGTACTGAACCTTGTGTGACAGCTTCTGCTACAACAGCTGTGTTTGTAGCTCTAACAAAGTATGCTTGGGCAACTCCTTGTCCAAATATCATTTGAGCTGCTTTGTATATGTCAGTCGTACTTCCGAAGTACGTAGCCACATCAGCAATGTTAGTCAGTAGCATTGGTGTGTTGTCGGTAGCTGAACCACCGTCTTCACGGCCAACACAAAGAACAATTCCATAGTCTGGTATGGTTGCACCTACAGCCTGTATGGATGTGTCGATTATTATCGGGTCTACTGGCATTTTCTTTCCTCCAATATATATTGGGCGTTCACATTACTCATCCGCTTATCGGGCTTACTCTCCGGCTTTTCTGATAGCCGCTTTGAGCTTCGTCATGTTGCTGTAGTCCTTGGGGTCTAACTCCAATTTCTCAGCCAACTCGTCCAACTCATCGCGGGTCATGTCGCCGAGGTCGTAATCGTCCAGATTGATACCCTCATCAGCTGGGGGCTCCTCTGGAACATCCTCAGGAGTTTCCTCCTTAGGTTCTTCCTCTTTGACCGGTTTTGGCTCCAGTTTGGCGGGCTCCTCTTTCTGTTCTTTTACTTTTGTAATAGTGATAAGACCTTGCTGTTTGGCCTTCAACAATTCATCAGGGAGTTCACCCTTATGAATGTGCGTCTGGCCAGACTGTAGTATCTTACCAATACTCAAAAGCTGAACATTGGTTTTTCCCTTTATCTCATGTTTCATATTGTCACCTCTACGTCCTCTACCTCCACTTCCTCGATGTCTTCTTTAGTCGTTGTGTAGTCCTCAAGATGTCTCATATGAACATCGAATTGCCGTCTCCTTTGATATTCGCCGGGAGTGAGGTTGTCAAGGTTGTTTATATCCGGTTGTGTAATAATAACTAAGTCAATCGAGTTCTCTGTTTCAAACTCAAAGAATTTATGAAGTATTCCTGCTATTTCGTCCGCAAGTAATACACCATTAATAAAGTCTCCACCATCTACACTACCATAGTCTTTAGTATAAACATTAATCGAAAGGTTATCGTACTTCTCCCCTCCATGTAAAGTCGTAACCCATTTAGATGTGAATGTAACTTCGAAATCGGTACCATCATCAGGTTTATCACCTGTTAACCAGACGATTTCATTAGTAGATGTAGATAATTCATAATCGGTATCTAAAACAAAGGTATGCAATAATCCACTCTTATATCCAATAACTTCAACAATTGTCTTCGTCTTAGTCATTGAAAGAGCATAATCATCAGTACCAGAGACGAATGTAATTGTATCCTTCGTTTCGTTCGTAGTTACACGTCTCTTATTATTAGGAGTATAAACATCTCCTGTAAGAATTGAATATTCCAACACGATACAAGGCCAAACATCTGTCTCCCATTGATTTGCATATCGTATGGGTATCGTGATAGTTTGACCTTTAACCACATAGTCAGATGGAATCATTTCATATATTCTATTCTTTAATTCAAGGCTCAACACGTGCAACACCAAATACCTTTGTATTTGCATAGTGTTCGTAATCGAATCGTTCAATTACTTTCCACTTGCGTTCTTCTGTATCAATCACTATGTCTCCTTCTACCAATTCAGGATACCATTCTTGTGAAAGTCTAATATATAACCATCGCGTAGCTTGATTCCTAATACCTTGGGGTTCAGCAATATTCGTATCTTTATCGATAAGAATACCCTTAAATGGTTTCTCATATGAATCGTCAGGTTCGGCATACCCATGGTCATAAGTAATATCATCTTGCTGTACTACCTTTAGTTCCACCTCCAACCCCCGTAATGGTAATGCCAAATCTCCTAATATAGGTGTCATGAGAATCCCAAAGCTCTTGATGCTTTACCAAAGAATCCAAGATTCATATCTTCAATCTCTGGTAGCTCTCGCATTAATTGGTCGAACGATGGACCCATTGAAGGTCTCGCTGGAATCTTGATGAATTTAGTTGAGGCACTGAGAGGAAAACCTTGAGCTGCCATATAACCTCTCATTTTGTCCGTTACAGGAATAATAACCCCATACTCATGAATACTGGCTTTCCAATCGTATATGCCATATTCCCAAGTATTTTGGTCAATCATCCTTACCCCAATAGCATGTTCAAGGTCACCTGAACGAGTTAGTTTGATATTGTGACCTTTAAAATTAATCGTAACCTGTGAAAGTTGTTGCCAAGGTTGTTCAGCTGGACCACCCTGTCGAAAATACTCATGTAAAATAGCTGCTCCCCTTTCTGCGAGCGCCTGTACTACTTTCCTACTACCGTGGCGTATCGCTCTGTCGAGCTGACCCGTACCGAAGTGTGTTACGTCGATATACTCTAATTTGGGCAAATGCTACTCCTACAGGGTGTTCCTGATTGTGATTTCCCTAAATAAAAAAAGGGGGGAGGTAATCGTGATGCGTTAATCAGGCCAACAAGTATTTCCTTCACTGTCGTCTTCGGGCCTGTCGTCAAACATTGGAGTTGAATCGAATATTGCACCGTCTATCTTATCGTACTCATCTTCTACGGCATCTTCTAATGACTTTATCTTCAACTTTATATCCAGTTTGGCTGTGATATCATGAATCTTGATACTGGTGTATAGGTTTGAAACCAAAAAAGATTTCCAGGCGGCCCACTTGAGGATGAATGTTTCGTTGGAGGCGATGCCCAAATCGGACGCTTTCTCAATCGCGATTTCGAGTTGAATCTCTATCGTCTTTGAGGTCAGCTCCTCCTCCGTTATACCATTCAGGTAATCTCTTACATCCTCTATTGTGACCGCCATGGAGTTCACATATCACTACGGCAGCAAACCGGTCAATCTTCGGGAACCTTCGCCTATTACGAGTTTCGGCTCCATAAAGTCGCCAATCGCGTATCCATCGTAAAACTTAGGTCCACCTGGATACTTTGTAACAAGCTCAGGGCCATCACCAAGTGCGAACGCTGGGGCTCGCTGGTCAACTACCCATCCCATCTTGTTAGTAAGTGCTGGGTCAACGAGAATCTCGAGACCTAGAACTCCAGGAATCATTCCTTTTTCTACGGTGGCTCCACGCATGTATGCCTCTACAACCTTGGCGTTTGAAGCAAAAGCCTCATACACTTCCGGTGGCAGAGACAGCCACTGTGGTTTGTAACCTGCGTCATGGAGGATTCTAATTCCCTTCAGAATATCCTTCATCGGGGAGTTCGTATCCGTAGCCCAATCAGTGCCAGCGACGGCGGTAGAACCATCCATCATCTCAGCTATCTGTTTGTTTTCCATGCGAGCTACATCGCGACCTGCGTCCTGTACGGACAGATTCATCAAGTTCTGTTTGCTACGGAGTTCTGCTTCTTTCGAAACAGCAACGTGAACAACGTTTTTCCACATATCAAACTCGACCTGAGTGAATGCTAGGGCCGACAAATTGGCTTCTACGAGTTCAGGAACCTTTTCTTGACCAGACAAGTTTGTCTGAATCGGTATTTTGGCCGTGATTTCTTCCATGGTCATTATCCGACACAACTTTCTCAAGTTGTAATCGGGCCTGGCCGCGGCAATGACTTCCTCAGCGATAACTTCGGCTTTCATTGCGTCTGGGATATCATCCGCTACAATTATTTTTCCCATTCAAATCACCCTATAAATACTCCTTGGTACACGGCTGCATTGTCTGTCTCTTCAGCACATACCATGTTGCCTATAGCGTTTCCACCGGTCTTGACTCCACCATTGTCGTCAAACGTTGGTGTGTCACCGATGTATTGGCCATCGCCTATCTTGTACACTCTGCAGTATCCCTGCCTGACTATTTCCACTTTCTTTCTGGTCGCGGCAGTTGCGGTTACTGTAGAAGTTGCCATATAGGCTTTGGTTCCAGCGGCGTCAGCGGCTGCACATATTCTATATCCATCGGTGTCGAATACTACTACTTCACCTTTGGTTATAGCGACATTTTGTTTCGAATCTACTTCCTCTACGATGAGGCCATCGGTTCGAAAAATATCTCCCTGTGCATCAGCCACTTGTTCCACCTCCTATTTCCTCGTACCCAAAATGTTTCTTGCGAAGTTCCCGCTTCTTGAGTTCGATATCGGAAAGATTCCGAGTATCGTCGTCTTCGGCAGGAATTTCAGGACTGGGTGTTTCTGCGGGTTTCTTGGAAAGCTTACGTGTGTCCTCAAGTATGACGTTCAGCTGGTCAACGGGTAAAACGGAAAGAGTTTTTACGGTGTCTTCCTTGTCCTCTTGTTTGATAGAACCGTTCTCAATTCTGAGACTTGCAATCTCAGAAGTGATTACCTCTTTCTGTTCTCCGTCAATTTTCGACAGCTTCGCGGTCAACTCGGTAACGGCTTTGTCAGATACTTCGATTCGGGATGCAAGTTCCTTCTTCTCAGTCTCTAAGTCAGCGACCTGCTTTCTAAGCGCAGCGTTTTCCTGTTGCATTGCTGCAACAACGGGGTACTCAGTCTTGAAGTCCTTTGGAAGAATCACGATTGATTCAATTTCGCTACCATCCACCGTCTGAATCTGAGGTTCCTGAGGTGCTTCCACGGGGGGAGTCACCTGAGTTATAACTTCTGCTTCAGTCGGCGGAGTTGGTTGCTCTGGTATTTCTGGTTCCAAGAACTTCACCATTAATTCCTATATCGAGCATCCTATATATAAGGTATGTGAAGGGTTAATCAAGACGTCCGGACCATCAAAGACTTGAGATTTCAATCCGGTTGCTTTTAGTCCGGGACTTTTCGTCACGAGGTACCATATTGAGAATTTTCTCTTTTCCCTCTTCCTTTAAATGTTCACCTTTCCCGAATAGAACCATAGCCTTCCTAAACCAATCGTGTTTAGTATAAGGAGCAATAAGCTTACAATTCTGGATTCCTTGAATCCTCAAGAATCCCTTACGTATTGTACAACCTACACTGAGTGATAGTAAATCAAGCTGTATGCGTTTCAAGTCATAAGGTTCGCCTCTAATCTCAATATAAGGGTTAAGGCGAATCCCTCTTTCGCGTCTACCAATTACAATACCGACATATGCGTCAGCAAACGATTCCTGAATATTCATACTTAAACCGCACAAGCTTTATCAAGAGTACAGACAGAACAGGCTGGCATGTCGACCAACACCACTCTGTCATACCCCAAAATCTTCTTTATGATACGTCTTTGTTCATCAGCGAGAACATCCACTTCAACAGAGAAGCCAACGAATTCGCCAGACATCACTCTTTCTTGTTCCATCTTGAATTTCTTTGGAATGATACCCCTTATCCAAATCGAACCGTCCTTGGCTTCGAAATGAGTTACCTCACCTGAGTTCTTTGTAGTAGCGTGTGAACCCACCGCAATTGGAATTCCCATAACTCTCTCAGGTTTGTCCATGATAGCCTCCTCCGGGAAGTATTCCCCATTCCAAACACCAAAAGAGAGGGCAGTTCCCTCTACCATCAGGTCTTCTCCTTGCATTTCAAATCTTGACAATTGCATATTGATGGTAGTCCTGAAGACCGTTTCATCTTTACTTAGGGCTCTGCTTAACTTCTTCAAATTGGATTTGACCTTCTGCATCTCCCAGACATTCTTTCCCTCAATGAAGTTCAACTCGTATCTGCCCCAGATTTTAACGCCCCTTACCAACATCAACATATATTTGGGCGACTCCTCAATTACGGTAACTACACCAGAGTCGATTCTCTTTATCCACGAAGGAATGTTCTTTGTCGGATTGCCGGGCTCACCGGGCTTCAGATACTCATAGTCATAGTTACCTTTCATGTGGAATCCTATGCTATATGGTTTGCGAATGATTGCAAACGTCTTCTCCTTGACGATGTTGGCAGTACAGACGATTTGTTTGTTTCCGATGAACAAATCCCAGTGTTCTGTAACTGATTCACCTTGGATGGGTTTCGGACTTCTCCAGAAGTGATGCATTAGGGTAAAGTCTTCTACCTTCAACTTTTTCACAGGTACCCTTTCTGAAACATCAGCCATTGAAATTCTCGCATTCTCATCTGTTGGTTCAACATGGAATTTAACGAGGAAATGCTCGCCTAGAGAACACTCAATCAGATAACGCCCATCTTCATAGTTGTTGAGAATAGTGACGCCAATACCGGTTGTCTCACGATATGAATCACGAATCTTTATCCGGGTTCTTTCGTCATCAAAAAGCCACCACTTGAACCTATCAGGTATGGTAGCTTCCTTTTCCGGAGTCACTCCACTCAAACCCTTTGGAGGTACGTCATTTGACTCAATCGCATCCCAAGAGAGAACATATTCCTCTTCCGGGTCGACATTTTCCCAGATGGTTAGACTGGGGTTCTTAGCAGGCTCAAACAATATACCGTTATGTCCGGTACAGTGTGATTTTGCTTGTTCGACAGACCATATAGTCTTGGGGTATCGGTAGGCTTGTTCTTCAGCCTTACCATCCTTGATTCCCCAGATGATATCGTACATCTTTCCGTCACTTGAACGGCTGGTTCTTCTGAAAGATGTAAAATCGTCCGGGTCCTTCAACCTACAAGCATGTTCATTAGGATATGGCAACATTCTCTTTTCGCCGTCGACCATTTCGAAATATTCGAATGGTTCGGCATACTTCTCGAGAAGCTTTGCTTTCTCCTTATCGTCAAGACCAATAATAATAGAAGCGATATCATCATCTATGCATGGTTCTATTTCCATGAGTTCAGATTCCTCTGCACAAGGAATCTCAGATAATTCCGTCGGTTTCTCTTCCGGTTTGCAATCAGGACAATCAGTTACGCCTTCGCTTAACTCGCGTCCACATTTCTCACACTTTTTTTCTTCGTCAGTCATTAAACCACATCCGCTGGTGGTGGAGTATCAATATCCGGTTCTACAACGTCGAGGTACTCCCAACCCAACATTGTATACATCTCCTTCTTGGTCATTACTTTCTTCTCAACTGCATAAGCAAGAGCCCTGATAAGGTTTGCATCAGCTAGAACCATTGGATTCCAGACATGCTTCACTTTATAAACCGTCGGGTCATAACCTGCCTTCTCAACAATCATATCATACCATTGGCGCTCTAAGGCCCTCTTATAATATAATTGCACACCGGCAACTGGACCTGAATATAAAGCATGCAGAGAAAATTCCAACGTGGACTTTGTCATCGTCTTCTCACGTGATAATAGGGCTTTTGGCATCTGCCAGTTACCCATAATTTCCTCGTCTACTTTCTCCTCTGCACGGACAAGTCCATTAAGGTCGGGTTTCATGTCGTACACTTTCCCTTCTACTTTCTTGTTCGTTACAATTGACATACCAGGCTTAATCTCTTTCTTGAAGTCAGCAATCTGTTGCGCAGATTTTCCCTTATCAGTGCTGAGCTGAAACACTCCAAAGGGTGCCCAGCAACGTTTCGCTGCTTGAAGCATATCCACAGAGAGATTGCATTTCCTTCGTATTGTAGTTCTTAGCGTGTCAACCGAACTTTCGCCACGCATATTCCCGAATAATGAATCTAATGAGAAATATAGAACCTTGTCGGCTGGGATATCTTTCGTTTGTCCCTTGTCCATCATATAGACATATCCCTCTAACATAGTATCTTTGCCAATCTTCGGTTTCAGCTTCCTTGGGTCGAGTGGAAATAGATTAACAGGCATGTCTGTTTCAGCCGCTGGAACTATCTGATAAGCCGATGTTCCAAATATCTCACGAACGATTATCGACTGATAGAGAATGAAATCAAGATTGACCTTCCGATTGATGTCGTCAACAATCTTCTTAATCTCCGCGTGTTTGTCTCTATCTCCACCTTCGACAACGGTCTCGTGACCATTTCGAGTTGAAAAGTGAGCTGTGAGTTTGATACAGTTCCTTACTAATGGAATCTTCTTGTAAGAGTCGTATGACCCTCTAATCCTATCCTTTTCGTCCCAGTCGTCAGCAAACAACCTATCGAAGTTTGCAGTACTACTACCATCTAAGCTCCATACTCCAAATTCGTTATCCCTTAACCAAGGAATACTTGAAGCGAAGTTATCGTAGGCGCTAGCCAAGAAATTCTTCTTCTCTACTTCTTCCATTAGAAGTTCACCCCCGCAAATGCCAACTCTCCACCAGAACCAGATTCATCAAGTTCCATCCATACAGCGTTAGCAACTGCATCAGATACATCCTTTGACCCCCTTTTCGGGTGGTCTACTCTTTTGCCTCTTATTAATTCAAGCGATGTAAGCTCTTCAATCAATACTTCATAATCTGCTATTCGAGTCCGGCCAGTGTACATGCCTTCCTTAAGCATATCATAGGTTGCCTTATCAACTGTATGTTGAACAACATTCCCGATTTTATCCCTTAACTGTTGTATTGTCTCTGGGTATTGCCATGTGTCAAACACAGCTCCCTCGAGATTGCAAACTTCTGAAACTTGAATAATGAATTCACGCAACTCCTTGGCGTCAATTTCTCTAATGTCAGACGACTTCTTCTCGGGCTCAAACCTGAAAGCCCAGTCGTTTATAACGATATCTCCTTCACGGTGAACTAATCCCAATCCAAAACAGTCATTCCGGACAGCTGGGTCGCCACCAAGGTAATAATACATACCATCTCTACCTTTCCATTCAAACACCAATTCACCATCTTCTCTACTAAATGGGTCTTTATACTCACGAATTACAGCTGCCCTTACTTTTTGTGGCTCGCGAATGTACAACTCTAATGCAGCTGATGGTACTGCACCATAATCGCGCCATGCACTCTCAGGATTGCGAATAAATTCCTCCTCTAGAGACTCAAACGAGATATTAGGATTGAATTCCCATGTAGGACAGCGCATTGTATATGTTAAGTCGCTCTTCTTTCCCCAGTTATATAATTGCATCTGATAGTCATCCTGATACATAGGAGATGAAATACTGATGACATGCCCGTCAGTTGGATGATTGGGTTTATTGAAAGTACGAGTTGACCGGCGAATCGTCTCATACACTATTTCTGCGGAAGATTTACCCCCTGTCTCTTTAAATCTGGCAATCTCATCAATAATACCACACTTTGTCGTCTTTCCTGCAAGTGAAGCAGAATTACTGTGTCCACAACGGATTACTATTCTACCATCAGCCACCGGAAATATAAACTCATTATGATGTTCAATCATACTTTGGTTTTGCCACCAATCAGATGAATCTATTCTCGCTTTGATGTGGGCAAACACTGTATCTTTGGCCTGTTGTTCAGACACAGCAACATTGAATATGAAGATTTCGCTTCCCTTAGGTAGTCCATAATATGTGATTGGCTTGACCATGTTAATAAGCTGATATGCTTCATACGTACCCATAATAGATGCAACAGTCGTCTTCCCACTACGCATACCAATCAACAACACACACTCAGTGTAGGGGTTGCCAGAGTCATAAAAGTCGAGCATAACTTGCGATTGTTTCGGATAGAGCCAATCAACTTCGAGAATATCAGTTACATAGTCCAAAACACTGTCTTGGGCTTTGAGTTCGGTCCTTAATTGTGTTGCAAGTAGATTACTACTCATTTTGTACACTCACCCATTTTTCACTTACGAAAGTCTTTCCGTTTATTTCAGCTATCACTTTGACTTTATATGAATCTTTAGTAACACCTGTCGTATCCCAGTATGCCTCGTACCTATTATCTGTTCTTCTAAATGCTGTTAGTGTTTCTACAACTGTATTTTCACTATCGATTATCTCTACAGTCAGATTATCATCAGCAATAATGTAGTCACCTGTAATGAAATCATAATATCTGGCAATTATTTGTAAGTCTGTTGGTTTATATCCATTATCAAAGATAACTTCATCCACCACTTGTGGTAAATCACCTTCAGCTCCAACATGTAATAGTGTATTACCAAGATATATTCGCCCTTCACTAGTACTAATACCAGAATGTCCAGCGTGTACACCCCACTTATCCATCGTGAAAACGGGTATTGAATCAAGTTTAATTTCAATTGTCTCAACCAAAGAGGCTTCGTCAGCAGGGTCAGTCTTATACATACTCAGTGTATATTTTCTTGTATCCGGATTCCATGCTGCTTGAATAGAATATATTGTATAGTTACTAGACCAGTTTTCTATTATTACACCAAATTCCTGTGAATATGTATTGTAGTCATCATCAATTATTATTGCTTCTAATTTCAAATCCCCAGCATCAACAAACAACCTAATACCTATGAATCTTTCCATTATTTGGTAATCAACCAAACTACCGAAGAGACCAAAATATATTTCTTCATCATTTTCGTACATTACACCACTTGCGCCAAATTCGGTTTGGAATCTAAAAGGTGAACTTAACTTTATATCGCTAATTGTTTTAGCCCAATACGTTTCTTCTGATTCGTCCATATCCATAACTACATATGCAAGATATCGTGATGCTTCATATAATGAAAAGTTACCGACTTTATCCCAATTAAGAAGACTATCAGAATCCGGCCAAGATTGTATATCCACTACACCAGAACTATAAGCAGCGTTGCCCATCCACCAATAATTTTCAGGAACTTCAGGCCAAAATATTACACCACCAGAATTTATAGCTATGATAGTCACCTTCTTAAGCAAGAATGTAGATAACAATGAAGCGTCTATATCGGTATAGTAATTATAGTCATCAGTCGTCAACAACTTAAATGTTTTCCCATCAATAACAACAATTGCTTGACTATCAGAATCCATATTATATATTACTGTTTCTATTCTAAACACTTCATTATCAAGCGTGAAATTCGGAATTATATCGAAATAGTATGTAGATGGTTCTGGAAGTGCATTCAATACATCAATAGGTGTTTCTACATACCAACTATTAATAACCGAGCCTCCGGGTGCATCGAGTTCCTGAATCAATATTTGGAGGTTACGAACACCAAGTAAATCGGCATACCATCTACAAGTGTAGTCAAATATATCATCTCTGAGATTATACACAACCCCTGATGTTATATTAAAGTCGCCATCCCATAAATGTAGACCGGTTGTAGGGCCTGTCTGTATTAACACTGATATTAAACATGGGAATGAATGGCCGAACCTTATTTCTCCGTCAGGATATAAATAATTACCATCTCTAACGGTTGGCGTGGTGTCTCCG